AAGTCCCCCCACTGATAGCGCTTAACGCCGTTCTCATCATAAACCTTGCCGCCAAAGTTATTAATAACCTGTCTGGCTTTACCCCCTAGCGCGCCATTTATCTCAAATGTTCCGTCAAAAAACAGCTTCCAGCCAGTAGAGTTAGGTACGTAGTTATTTGACTGAATATAGTTTCCGATCTTCGCATTCGTTATTGACCCATCCTGAATAAATGCAGTCTTTATGTAGGCCGCATTATTCTGAACAACGAATGGATAGAAGACGTCAGTCGTATTCGGATCAATGATTGCAAAGCGACTGGCAGCAATCAGAACTTGGCTCGTGATGATCCCTTCGTTGTTCTCAACGCCGACGCCGATCCCGGCCAGATACGGCTTCCCGTCCACGGTGAGCTGGGTCTTGATGCTGTACATCGCGGCAAGCTCGGTTTTGAGCGCGTCGATTTCAATCTGCGCGCCGCCGCCGGAGTCGATCTTCTCAAGCAGATGTTGGCTGAGCTGAGTCTCGGTGATCTGGTCGTTGAGGTAGTCCAGAATCGGCCCGGCGTCGGCTGATGACTGACCGTTGACCGGGCCGTAGAAAGCACCCTCGTTGCCGATCCGGTCTACCAGGCGCGCCCAGAAGAAGAACCGCACGCCGGCGGCCAGGCCCATGATCGTCAGGTCGGTTTGCGGGTTTGCGTAGTCGCCAAACTTCGTGGCCGTGCCGATGACGTTGGTCTGGCTGTACCAGATCTCCGTGCGCTGCAGGTCGGCGGTACTCAGTTCCTGCGGGATGCCCCACTTCAGCTTGATGCCGAACACGATCGACTCGGCCGTGAGGAATGACACGACGGGCGGCGGAGTAGTCTTGCCGGCCAGCACGGTCTCCATCGAGGTGGCGAACACAGACCCGATGTCGAGCGAGTTGATTGCCCGGACCTTGGCGACGTAGCGGCCGGCGTAGATACCGCTGACGTCGATTGAGTTGGTACCGGTGCGGCCGGCGAAGATCCAATCCCCGTCGTTCTTGCGCCAGTACACCTCGAAGGCGATCGCGCTCTCTGGACGATCCCAGTCGATGGTCATCACGCTGACCGCGCTGCCCTGGTCGACGAAGTGGTCGTTGCTCACCGTCACCGTCGCCGGCGGCTTCTGCACGCTTGGCGGGATCACGGTCACCGGAGGCCGCTCGATCTTCGTCCCGTTGTCGATCGCGTCGTACTTGCTCGGGTTATGCCGTACGGCGCTGATCGTGTACTTGATCTCCGTGTCCGAAAAGTCCTCAGCAACGGACATCACGCGGAACAGTTGTGTCGCCAGGGTTTTCGAGTCAATCGCCCACATCGAATGCGTCGGCGGCAGGTCATCCAGGCTCTCGGTCAGCACGACTTGCTGCACGTCAGCAGGAAAGCCGGTGGTGTCGAGGGTAATGCTGCCGTTGTCCCAAGTAATGCCTGTGCTGTCCCATGTCAGCGGATAACCGGCCGACTTGATCACCCGGGAAATCGCCTTGCCGGTCGGCATGATCAGTGTGATGGTGTCGCCCAGGTACGCCGTCACGTCGGCATCCAGCACCAGGGTGTTGAGCGTGGACGAGCGCAGGCGCCCGCCAATGCGGCGGCCGGCCCGGTCGTTGTCCGCGATGCGGATGATCTGCCCAGGGCGCGCCAGCGTGCCATCCAAGCCCACTGAGAAGCCAACGCTCTCTGTCTCCAGGCGATTGGTCAGCAGCGCCCACTTGCCGATCCGCTGGGCCTGGGCCTGGGACGTGCAACCCGTAGCGGTCATCTCGGTCTGCTGGATGCCGTAGCGTGCGATCCCCGGCTGATCGTCGACATACTGGACCTTCTGCCGGTAGAAGTCGGTCGGGTCGTTCCAACTCACCAGGCAGACGGTGTAGCGGCTTTTCTTGGCAGAGCCGAAGTAGCCGAACTTGCCGTCGATGACGTTGGCGTTCGAGTAGGTGTAGACCGGGTCCTCGGGAATGTCCGCCACCGCCATGACCGAGCCGGCCGCCCAATAGGCCATGCCGCGGAATGTCGTTGCCAGGTCCTGCAGAACCTTCAGGGCGTCGGCGCGCACCGACAGGTACAGGTTGCAGGTAAAGCGCGGCTCGGTGCCGCCCTTGCCGTCCGGCACCGGCTGGTCGCAGTACTGGCCAATCCGGTACAGCTCCCACTTGTCGACCTGGCCGGCGTTGAGCAGGTGGCCCAGGCCATAGCGGAAGTGCAGCAGCAGGTCGTAGAAGATCCAGGCCGGGTTATCGGTCCAGGCAGACTTGAATGAGCCATCCCACACCCCGTTGTAGGTGCGGCTTTCCGGGTCGTAGTTGCTCGGCACGCGGATGATCCGGCCGAACAGGTCGAAGGACCTGGTGGGGATCGATTGGAACTGTGACGCGTCGAACTGCAGGCCGATGATCGCCGAGCCCGGGTAGCGCAGCTTTGCGTCGATGATGTCGGTGATCGCGTCGATGTTCGTGGTGTCAGTGATCGACCCGCTGGTGCTGTTCGGCGTCAGCCGGGTGATACGCACCTGCCAGCCGCTGACCGCCGCGGGCAAATCAACGCGGTGCGAGCGCTCGTACTTGGTTGTGGTCTTCCCGCTGAATGCCGAGGCAAGTACCTGGATGAAAGGGCCGCCGTCGGTGGCCACCTCGATCTTGTACTGCACTGTGTAGCCGTTGGTATCGCCATTGCTCGTATTGGTCTGCGCCAGGCGCGGGACCGAAAGCCGAACGCGTACGGCGGACAGCTGCAGGTTGGTGACGGCGCGCGTCCACGGCTGGCCATAGCGAAGCTCGACGCCGACGCTGTTCTCGCTTTCCACGGCCGGAAAGCCCGGGATATGCAGCTGATCCTGGCTGCCGTAGCGCTTGTCCAGGGTCACGCCGGCGAAGTTGAGGCCGCCGTCGGCGTTGGCCAGCGGGGTCTCATCGAGGAAGACCGAACGCATGTCGTCAGCCAGGCCCAGGATCTCGCCCTCGCTGACCAGATCCAGGATTCGCGCGAAGGCTGTGCTCTGCAGGCTGTCCGGCGCCTCAACTGACGGGCGCGGCGTGGACTCGCCGCCCTTGCGGCCGGTGATTACTGTGTTGGTCATGGCTTTCCTTCGGGCGAAAAAATACCCGCGCTCGGCGGGCCTGGTGGCGAGGAAGAGTTACAGCTGGTCTTGCGAGTAGATACCGGCGCTGATCACCGAGCTGCCGACGATCATCCGGCCGTACAGCAGGCCGACGCAGCCACCCTGAACGCTGGTGTTGACCGCGCCGTTGAAGCTGTAGCTGGGGCGATTGTTGGGGCTGTCCTGAGCCCCCAGGCCCTTGGCTTGAGGGCTGAGCATTTGAATCACCCCCCCAATAGCCATTGCTGCGCCTATTTGGTAGAGGAATGGAGACGCGGCGGCAAACGGGGTGAACGAGAGCACAAAGGCGGCGGCCATCATTACCCCGCCGATAATCGTTTGCAGTCCTCCTGCCCGCTTTGACCCAGCAATAACAGGAACAATTCGGATTACATCTCTCCCGGTAGGCTTCTCGATATCCTGCTCCCCAATGTTTTCCTTTCCATTGAAGATGGCGAAGCGAAGGCCTTTGTCTGAGCTCTCAAGCATATGCTGCTCGAAACCTGGAAACTGTCTGAAGTATCCCATGATGTCTTTAAAGCCGGCGTTGGTAGTAAATCGATGCCGACGGCCGAACTGGCGGGCTAGCGATCCTGACAGCAAGACGGTTTGCATTTTTTCAGATGTTTGGGACATGTTTTCCTCAACCAACAAAAAACCGCCAGAAGGCGGTTTTTGTAGACGTTTGGCTTATAAGCACTTTTTCGCAGATTCAATCCACTTATTCCAAGTGCCGTTTCTGACATACACATTGACCGATGATCCTGCCCCTTGTGCTGATATCTTTGCCATGACAGGCACCCCGACCATGTCGATTTTCAGAAGCAGTCTGTATCCATATTCTGTTTCGGTGGATGAAACATCTTCATTTAAATCCTGCCACGCTGGCGCCAGGCACCTGGCGTAATCCCTCGGGGACTTCGAAGAGGCAGATTTGAATGCTGGTCCGCCCTTCTCGAGGTCCGATACCGAAACACACCCTGCCAACAAGGCCGCGGCCATGCCCCCAATCAAAATCCGCATAACATCAACTCCTTGTGAG